AGAGAGAAGGAGGGAGACTCCGATTTACCGAGCAAATTACTGGCAAGCAATCGCTGGAGACGAATTGAGTTCGGGCTTGGATTGGTGTTGTTTTGATTTTGCTGTTAACGCTGGTGCAGCTCGTAGTGCTAGAAGCATTCAAACAATCGTTAAGGTTAAAGCTGATGGTGCTATTGGTAAAATGACACTAGCCGCAATCGAAAGTCACGACGCGGCTAGTTTGATAGATGCTATGCACGATAGACGGCAGCGGTTTTATGAGAAGCTCAAAGGTTTTGAACATTTTGGGAAAGGCTGGACCCGTCGCAATCAAGAAACGAAAGAACAAGCTCACCAACTACTCAACCAATGATATTGTTCTCTCCCTTCCTTTGCGACCCCGTTGAAGATATCCTCTCTCCTCCAGACGCACGACTAAACCATGTGTATTAGAGTGCGCTCGTGATGGAAGTATTTGTTGGTCATCAATTTTGCCATCGGCTATCTCACGATACGATGGAGTATATCCTTTTGCTCTTACAAAAGCTTTGATGAAACTAAGAACTTCAGTCTGTTGTCTGGTCAATCCTTCCTTCATAACCTACTCCAACTCTTGAAAATATTTATCTACAGTTGAGAAACATTTTTGACTTAAACTTTCTTCCAGAGACATAAGCACATCCCAGTTTTCATTCTTTAGTTCACTCAGATAATTTTGTAACTGAACTTTTTCAAAACCAGATGCCTTGCGAATATTCTCTGCACCCTTGCAGAACCTATCGGTGAATGCTTCCTCGCTATCAAAAACCTCATCACCCTTCTTAGGTATCTTCATAACGATAGAAATACCCTTGTTTTCCGATACTGATCCAGCGGTTACCTGATTAGTGGCCTTTTCAGAGTCACCCACAGCATCAACAAAGTTTTGTACATTATTACCATCGGGCGCTATGGAAGCAGGCTGTACGGGCTTCTGAGAGGGTCGTTTTTTAGAGGTTGGGTAGTCCTTCGCTTCTTCGGCAGTAATCAGCCCCTTGATAGCATCCGGAAACGCATCTCGTAGGGCAAACCCCCTTGCACGGAGTTTCAGCATTCGATTTGGGTAACTTTGCCATGGTCCTTTCTTGCCTAACAAACCAGCTCTCTTGGCTTCTTCGATACTAAATGTTGCACGGGTGTTTTCAATCTCACCATTTGCCATTTCACGACGCACCTCACACACAGCCGTGGTGTCTTCTATGTATTCATAGATACCCCGGAACGCTTTGTGCGCTTTGACTAATGCCAGCATACTATCGCCCCAAATAGATGGCTTGCCATTTATGACGGCAATGTTCTGCAAGGCTTGCATTGGAGCTAGACCTAACTCGTACCCCCACTGGATTGCGACTAGTGTGTTGTGTGGTTTACCCTGATATGCTTCCGGGACCATGCCCGACTTGCTTAACGTCTCAGCAAACTCCTTTGCTTCACTTAAGCTTGTAGGCTCTAACGTAGTTATTTTACTCATTGCTTATCTCCTTCAGAGAGAAACTTGTGCTATCATACATGATACCCGTGCCGACTTGTTCTTTACGCTCACGCTGCACCGTCTCTGATTTTATTTTAAAATTATTTATTGTGGCTCGTTCAATACCAAGGCCATCAAGAGTCATAACAATAGCCTCTTTGATATCTTCTTTAACTTTTTTCCATTCACTCTCTTCAGCCGAAGCTTTCAGGTAGTTATTACACATAGTTAAAAAATCTATATTTGTGTCCGGCAGTTTGTCCTTAATGTCCACATACTCAGGCTCATCTTTATCGACTAATGGTGGGTAGTCCATATCATTATCAATGAAGTTCCAAAATATATCATAGGCCTTGAACATTTGTGTCGCGAGTTGATTATCTCTTGGCAGTGGATAAAAGTGCAACTTACCCTTCTGGTCCATGCAAGCCACAATGCCCCAATCGTGTCCAGAACAAAGCATCTGATGTTGAACTTGTATTATCCAATCTGGACGGCAATAACCTTCATGGTAAAAGTCTGTTTTGATTTCGCAGATACCCTCACCATCAAAAACATAATCACCTAGATGTAATTCTTTTTCTAACGTAATTATTCTATCAATCGAGGCACCTATGAGAAGCTGCTTATCACGGTAAGCATCTGTTGGCTCAAACATATCTACTTTGCCATCTGTTAAAATCTCAAGCTCTTCTTTTGCCCATGTTCCTACCGAATATTCTAGGTGAGTGCCGCGACGCAATGCCTTAATGTTTGGGGGTGTAGTTCTAAGTATTTCCACGCCGGCTCTTATTTTTCTGAACTCATCTAATTTTTTCTGACGAGTATCTCCAAATTTATTTTTGCCAAGAACAATGATAGGAGCCTCTGACGAGCTAATCTCGTAACCGGTTTTAGTAAATTTAGGCATACTAAACTCCGTAGTTTTTATAATAACAAACGTCATCGAGGGCGCATAAGCCCCAGATAAGTGCATAAATTGTAAGGAGAACTAGGATAGACAGAATTACAGCCCCTACTGTCTTGCAGAGCTGCCAGAATACACCTACCAGAGGTGGCTGATATTTATGTCGCACTCCGCCATTATATATTATGCGACAAAAGTAGTTAAATAGTAGCATTTGCTTCACCTTTCTTTATTACATACACTAAAAGTATATTTACATATACTATGTGTTTATTCCAAGTCTTCTCTTGCGTTAACAGCCGCTACTCCGGCTGTCTCAACAGATAACCCACTGTCGTAGCCGGGGAATGTATGCACTCCTCTTGTACGTGGGTCTTTGGGAAAGGTATGGTTCAAACTTGCGTTAGTAAAATGAACCGAGCCTTGTGCGTAAATCATCTTATCTACGCTTTTAAGGCTATTGCTTTGCATAATGCGCTCCATTTCATCTGCACAATCTCGCAAAGCTTTGATAGCTTGATGCAGATGAGATGGATGCCACAAGGGTACATCGATGCGTTTTTTATATTGCATCAAGCCTCTTCTTATAGCGTATGCCGTCGGATTATATTTTATCTTTTTGTTAGCCATACCGTCACCTTATGTTCATAATTAAGAATAAAAAAAAGACTGTCAAATCGCTCCGCCCACGTTTTGTAAATACTGATGACGAATTTTGTCTTTAACGTAGACAGCATTTCTCGAATGCCAGACTCTAAAATATTGCCCGGATAATCCACTGTTTTCATTAGCTTGCCACCAGCGCATAGCATAGTGTCTAAACGCCTCAATCCCATGCTGAGTAAGCCTTACAGACTTTGCATCATTAATGACCCAATTCTCGGCTACAGCATCTTCTATAACTTTATGCACGAAACCTCTGGATAAATTTAATCGCTTGCAAATAAAGGATTTTGTGTATTCACTGGAGACGGAATGTTGTAAATACAAAAGACGCATTATGCTCATTTTTTCGTAGGTTGACTTAAAATAACTGATACATCTGTTATATTTGCTGTCGTAGTTTTCATCATTATTGGCACCTAATTGCATAAACGCTAGCGTCTCACAATAGTCGTTCCAAGCTGCGAGATTGCCTCGCACAGGGATTCCACTGGGCATCGTCAAGCCTGAAATGTAATCCTCTTTTTGTCTATTGTAATATTCAATTAATTGTTCTGGCGGGGCTTGCGCCCAGTCATCATCACCGTTTATATGCTCGTCTTTTGTGTAATCTTCATTATTCATTTTAGTTCTCCTCTAATTTTTTTATGTAGTTTCTAACAGATGGTGGATGCCAAGGCGCTCGTCTGGCAAGGTCCGGGTTACGCATTTTAGTCGGGGATGGCACCCCCATGGAGTTGAGTTGTTCGGATATTTGCCGGTAGCTCATACCCCTCCCCCTTAAATGCATAATAATATCTTCTACTTGTTCAGCTCTTTGTTTGAACTTTGCCTTTTGAGCATCATTGCCTTTTTTACTAGTGTCAAGAATGCTATCATTGTTGCCGAGTTTGGTGATGGTTTTGCCTTCCTTGGTGACATACTCACCCTTCGTTTCGATTTCATGCTTGATGCGCTCAAGGCTTCGCTTGGTATTCTCAGAGATACGTTTGCGCTGATACTCATCAAAGGTAGCTCGGAAGTGTACCGATTGCTCGTCCATATACGGGTCATCAACGACCACCATTTTGATATGCCCCTTCTCGACCTCTTGAGAGAAAAAGCGCAGTGCTTGCCAATGATACCGGGCAAGACGCGAGAGAGAATAGATTAAAAACGTAGCGCCTGTCTTTCGGCAGTAGTCGATACAGTTCTGTAATTCTTCTCTGTTGTCCCAATCTTCGGTCGAAGAGACACCCTCTTCTTTGAACCATTTAACCTCATGGTCACCGCCATTAAGGTAAGTGTGTATGCCGTGCATTTGAGTCTCGACAGATTGCTTGTCAGTTGAAACACG